TAGACCTTCAACTAGCCAATAATGGTGATGACTGTGTGGTGTTTATGGAGAAGTGTGATCTTGATCGGTTTAGTGTTGGAGTGTATGACTGGTTTTTGAAATTAGGATTCAATATGGCTATTGAGCCTCCAGTCTACATTTTTGAACAAATTGAATTTTGTCAAACTAAACCAGTTTTCGATGGCAACACTTGGATTATGTGCAGGAACCCGTACACAGCGATTGTGAAAGATTCTGTAATGCTTAAACCTTATAGGTCCCCGCGAGAATTTAAAAATTGGTTAAATGCGGTGGGTATGGGAGGGTTGCGATTAGCAGGCGGTCTCCCAATATTTCAGGAGTTATATATGTGTTATATTAGATCCGGTAATGTGAAAGATGTTCATCTTACCAAACAGCAACGACATAAGCAAAACAAAGAATATGATTATGGAAAAGAGTTGCTAGGATGGAACACGCGGTATTTGAGTAAAGGAATGAAACGTGGTTATGGTAATGTATCGCCAGCCGCTAGAGATTCCATGTATTGGGCATTTGACGTTACACCTGACGAGCAAATTTGCCTTGAAGAATATTATTCTCAGCTCAATATATCTTCTGATCCGGGTTGTTATGCGCCCAGACAGATTTTCACATAGGTGTTTAAGGGCAGGCTAGAATCATGGGAATTAACGATCCCACCCAGCCAGTTATGGGGTGTCTCTCTAATGTGCTAAATACAATTTGATGTGCTAATATAAATGCCAAGAGACTGCAATGCACAGCGAATAGTGAGAAGGCACGAACAGTCCCGTTGGGTTGCGGGATCCCATACAAACCTCCCAAGTTTGATTTAAATAGTTTATGTCAGAGTACATCATAGCAGAATTAGACGCAGCACAAACAGCAGGAATCGGAGCCTTACAAACGGAAACAAACGCATCAATTCAGTTGGCTGAATCCATCATCGACGAATTTTCAGCTTTTGAAGAAGTTAATCTTGCAGCAGATACAGAATCAGTATTCAATTTAGATCTTGCAGCAGCTGAAATCGGTTTAGAAGAAACCGCAGCCACTTCCTTGTTTTTGGGACCAGCAGCATTACTTGGTTTGTCAACTGAGGTAATCGGAGCAATTGTAGCCGAACAACTCTATTTGGATAATTTGGACATTGAAGGTGTTAATTCCCCTTTCATTGATACTAATCCAGGTGGTATTTACGATTACAAACCCCCAGTACATCACTCAGAAAACCAGAGTTTGAATAGAAACGTCCAGAATCGTCCCAACCTTTCCTTTGAATTGCCACTTAGACAAAGAGTCAAGAAAACATGGTCAATGGAAGGAGAAATGTTCAACGAAGCAACAAAAGGAAGCGTGAGCACGATGCCGGTGTCGTTGGCTCCTCATCAAGGG